ATACGCGCTCAAGCCATACGCCAAGGCCGCGAAGCCGAACGCAAGGACATGCTGCAAGCCCTGGGCGTCCAGCGCATCGAGGAAGCAAGCCAGCTCGCCCAGCTCCGCGCTGAACGCGACGCACGCCCCACGACAGGCGAAGAAGCCAAACACGGCAGGCACCAACGCTGGCTAGGCTTCGCCATAGGCGTACCGGCCGGCATGATCCTCGCCTGCGGCGCCATCTTCGCGATGCAGGGCATCATCTGGGACACAGCAACGCGCTCGTTCCGGGAACAAGCCATGACCGGCGCGCTGATCTCCACGCACGGAGAACAAGAGCGTAGCGACGCTTACACGAACCCTGGGCAAGACGTTACGAGGCGTAACTAGGTTACTAAAGTAGGTTAGGTAGTATGGCACGGCCCAAGGGTGGCCCGAAGTATGGCGGACGCCAGAAGGGAACGCCGAACAAAGACAACGCCGCGATCAAGAGCATGATTGAGCAGGCGCTGAGCAAGGCGGGCGGCGTTAACTATCTCGTTCGCCAGGCGGACGAGAACCCAACGGCCTTCCTGGGCCTAGTGGGCAAAGTGCTGCCTATGCAAGTGAACCACGCCGACAACGAGGGCAAGAAGCTGGAGGGCTTCAAGGTCGTTTTGGTGACGGGTGCTAGCGACAGTTAAGCTACCGGAATACGCGGGCTGTCTTTGGGAGCCTGCCCGACACTACGCACTCTACGGCGGGCGCGGTGGCGGCAAGAGCTGGGCGATCGCGGATCATCTGCTCATCACGGCAGCACAGCGAACACTGCGCGTAGGCTGCGCACGCGAGCACATGAAGGACATCAAGGAGAGCGTGAAGCAGCTCCTCGATGACCGCATCGAGGCGCTTGGCTTGCGCGATCATTTCGAGAGCACGTACAGCCCGCCTTACGAGATACGCGGCAAGAACAACGACAGCCTGTTCATCTTCAAGGGCCTCTGGCGCAACCCGGACGGCATGAAGTCGATGGAGGGCATGGACCGCGTGTGGGTCGAGGAAGCGGCGCGCATTAGCCAGCGGACGCTAGACATCCTGATTCCCACGGTTCGCAAAGACGGGTCAGCGTTGCTGTGGAGCTGGAACCCGGAATACGAGCACGACCCGATCGAGAAGATGTTTCGCAGCGCGAATGGCCCGCCGCCCCGCACAATTCTGCGCCGAGTGCGTTGGGACGATAACCCTTGGTTCCCGGCAGAACTGCGGGAGGCGATGGAGGCGATGTATCGGGACGAGCCCGATCGCGCTGAGCACATCTACGGCGGCGAGTATGTCCGTGAAGTGGACGGCGCATACTTCGCCAAGCAGCTTCGGGCGGCAAGAGAGCAAGGCCGCATAGCCCCGCTCATGATGGACCCGAACTTTCAGGTGCGGGCGTATTGGGACTTGGGCCGCAACGATGCCACAGCGATCTGGGTGGCTCAGTTTGCCGGCGAGCGGATCAACGTCATCGACTATTGCGAGGGCGTGGGCCAGGCGCCTGGCTATTATTTCAACTGGCTCAGAGCCAACGGTTACGAGGCGTGTCTGTGCGTGCTGCCGCATGACGGGGCGAGCATTCACCCCGATAACCCGGTGAGCATGAGCTACGAGATGCAGGCCAAAGCGGCGGGCTTCCAGACGCGGGTGATCCGCAATCAGGGGCCGGGCGCTGCGATGCAGCGTGTGGACGCGGCGCGGCGCTTATTCCCGCGCATCCATTTTGACGAAGACAAGACACGGCCCGGCGTCAGAGCGATTGGGCATTATCACGAGAAGCGACACGAGGAGCGGAATGTGGGGCTAGGCCCGGAGCATGATTGGTCAAGCCACGGCGCGGATGCGTTCGGTCTGATGTGCATTGACTACAAGGCGCCCGAGTTCCGAGCCACTGAGCGCCCGCTCGCGCCGCCTATGGGGACGGTGGCCTAATTGGCTTACGACCGTGGCGACGCTGACAACAGCGGCCTAGTCGAGGCCCTGCGTGCCGAAGAGCAATGGGCTGCGTCCTACCTCAAGAGCGAGCTTCAGGAAGCGCAGATCAATGCGCTTAAGCGCTATTACGGCGACGAGTACGGCGATGAGGTGGACGGCCGCAGCCGTGTCACTACGCGCGAGGTCTATGAGATTATCCAGTGGCTGCGGCCTGATCTGCGCCGCACGTTCACCAGCGGCCCGAAGGTGTTTGAGTTCGCCGGTGTCACGCCTGAGAGCGACCAGCACGCCGAGGCCGCAACCGATCTGGTCAATTACACGTTCCTCAATGACAACGAGGGCGAGCGCGAGCTTGATGCGTTCATCTTCGACGGCCTGTTGCAGCGCGTCGGCATCATGGGCTGCGAGTGGAAGGAAGCTGAGTACAGCCCCGCTCAAGAGGTGAGCGGCCTCAACATGATGCAGGCGCAAGCGCTCATGGCTGACCCGTCCACGGAGATCGTGGGTCAGGACGTAGAGCAAGGCCAGCCAGACGAAGCGCACCCTGACGGCATGTTCTATGCCTTCAAGATCAGGAAGCGCACCAAGTGCGCATATCCGGAAGTGTTTGCGATCGCGCCTGAGGACTTCCGCATTGCGGCGCGCACGGTGGACTTGGAGACGGCGCGCTATTGCGGCGACGTGGTTCGCATGATGCGTGGCGAGGCTAAGCGCAAGTGGCCGGAGTACGCCGAAGAGATAGACAGCCACCAGGGCGATACGTCAGGTTTCAACACCGACGAGCGCCGGGCTGAGCGCTTCCGTGACCTGGAAGGCTGGGACGCTGGCGCCATGCGCGGCGCTACCGAGGGCGATGCCGGCGAGGTCGAGATCATGCGGGAGTACATCCGCTACGATCTGGACGGCGACGGGATGCCCGAGCTCATCCGCTGCTATCGCCTGGGCGATTGCATCCTCGAGAAGGAGGAGGTGGACGAGCACATCTACAGCCACTGGACGCCGAACCCGATCCCGCACCGCTTCTTCGGCTTGAGCATTGCCGATGAGGCGATGGACATTCAGCGGGTCAAGACGGTGCTGCTCCGTAACATGCTGGACAGCGTGTATATGAGCGTGGTTCCGCGCACGTATGCCAACACGAACATCGTGAGCCAGCGCGGCCTCGATGCGTTGCTGACGGTGCGGCCTGGCGTGGTGATCGAAGGCGCAGGCACTGCGTCCGATGCCCTAATGCCGATCGTTACGCCTGACCTGTCCGCGTCTGCGCTGACGGCGATGCAGTGGATCGACCGTGTAGCCGAGAGCCGGACGGGCGTGAACCGATCGGCTCAGCCGATGGATCCGGATATCCTGCACGACACGGCCAAGGGCGTGGAGCTGTTGCAGAACGCGGCTAGCGTGCGCAAGGAAGAGATCGCGCGCAATCTGGCGGTCGGCTTGCAGCAGCTTGGCAAGAAGCTTTATCGGCTCATTCACAAGCACCAGAACGAAGCCCGCAGCATCAAGATCGCGGGCGAGTGGCAGAACATCGACCCGCGCGCCTGGGCGGCTGACATTCAATGCACGGTGAGCGTCGGTCTTGGTACGGGCGCGCGTGAAAAGCAGCTCATGATGCTTCAGATGATCCAGCAGGATCAGGTGGCATGGGTGAGCGCTTACGGGCCGGGTACGCCTGTGGTGAAGCCCGAGCACCTCTACAATCTCGTCAGCGAGAAGCTGCGGCTCCTGGGCTTTAAGACGCCGGACAAGTTCTTCGGGGCGCCGGTTCAGCAGAACCCGCAGACGGGGCAGATGGAGCCCTATGTGCCGCCGCCGCCGCAAGACCCGAACGCGGCCAAGGTCCAGGCTGAGCTTCAGAAGGCTCAGATGGAGATGCAGGCGTCGGTGCAGATGGAGCAGATGAAGGCTCAGTCTGCCGAGCGCCAGACGGTGTTGCAGGCCGAAAAGGACATGCAAGTCGCTGCGGCGCAGCAGCGTGATGAGTTGATGCGCGCCCAGATGGATGCGGAGAAGGCGCAGCGCGAGCATCAGATTGAGATGCTGCGCGTCCAGCTTGAAGCCGAGCGGCTCCAGTTCGAGCGCGAGAAGGCGCAGCTTGAGGCGCAGATCAAGCAGGCCGAGCTTCAGATGAAGGCGCGTGAGATCGAGTTCAGAGGCGAGGTCGAGAGCGCCAAGCTGGAAGACGGCAAGGCCGCGCGCAA